AGCTATTTCCTACAGTACAAATACTAGAAGAAGTACCAATACCTCTACGAAGGTCAGAAACATTATATTTAGATTTTTATTTACCCCTCTTAAAAAGAGCAATAGAAGTTCATGGTGAACAACATTATAAATTTGTACCATTTTACCATTCCAATAAAATGAACTTTTTAAAATCACAAAAAAGAGATAATGAAAAAAAAGAGTGGTGCGAAAAAAATGGAATATCGCATATAGTTTTACCACATTACGAAACAGTAGATCAATGGAAAGCACATATATTATATGACAACAACTAAAACATCAAAAGATGAGTTACAACATTGGGATTCTATTCTTGACGATTATGAGTCGTCAATTGGGTTACCCAAATATTCTTCTCAGTACGGAGTAGCAGAATCAGAAATTAATCAATATCTGACTATGACAAGAGACGAAATAGAAAAGTTATCACCAGAAGACTGTGCTCAAATATCATATAGATTAGGACAATTTTCCTTTCATATTCAACGATCTATTAATAGAGAAATTGCTAGACTTAATTGGTCAGAGGAATCTATTAAAGAAACAATTGCTGATGAAATTAACAATTATAAAGGATATGGTTTTGTTGAAAAGTCATTGCAAGCTATAAAGCATAATGATAAGGCTAATTCATTAAATGCAATAAAAAAATATGCCAAACAAAGAGTTGACAGATTATCTTATATAGCTAATAGTATAAAAAATTTATCAGATATTATTCTTTCTATACAAAAAATTAAGGTGCAACATGGATCAAGAGCAAGTTAAACAATTAATAATGCTTTTACAGCAAGTTCTAGAGTCTCAGCTTGAAACCAAGGCTGAAGAAAAACCGGCCGTTGCCCCTCCAGAAACTACGCATACTATAAAAACAAGAACACGCAGGAAGGTGTCGGACAAAACAGACAGCAAAAATACTTCTAAACATAGCAGCAATAAATTTGAATCTATGTCAGAGTTTGCATTGCATAGAGAAGATAGTGCTGTAGATAAAAAATTATGCAAAATTCCACCAGTTGCAAGACAAAGAGATTTTGAGTTTATTGATGTCAAATGCAGAGTATGTGGAAAAACAGAAACAGTAGCACCTTCTCTCGTTTTTGATACTCCGTCACGTTATAAGTGTAATAATTGTTCAACCCAATCTGGCTAAAATAAAATGATATTATGTGATCCTTCAGCAGAAAGAGCAGTTCTTGGTGGCCTCCTAAAGTATGGAGAAACGGCCTATTTAGACATATCTGATATATTAACTGAAGAATGCTTTACCATAGATAGTAATCAGGTAATATTTAAGTGTTTAAAAAATATACTAGATAAAGAATCAAAACCTGTTATAGACATAGCTTCTGTTTATTCTTCGGCAGAAGATTTAAAATTATCGCATGTTTTGATGCAAAAAGAAGAGTCTCAGCACCTTAAGGCGATATTCGACTTTCCTGTTGAATTAAATAATGTTAGAAAATTTGCTCTCAAAATCAAAAAGCTAGATATTGCTAGAGTTTTACATAAAGAGCTTGACAAGATACAAGACAGACTATTGGATATAAATGGAAATGAATCCATATCTTCTATTATAGGAGTTGCCGAAGAACCCATATTTAATTTTGCATCTACTTTGTCTGGCTCGTCAGACGATGATCCATTGTCTATAGCAAATAATATTGATGATTATATAGAATACCTAAAAACTAATCCTGTAGATCAAATTGGTATACCAACAGGATTCCCAGTTTATGATGAGGCTATAGGTGGAGGTTTAAGAAAAGGAACAGTCAATGTGATTGCTGCCCGACCAAAAGTTGGTAAAACCTTACTATCAGATAATATGGGATATTATATCGCCCAACATTTAAAAATTCCTGTCCTGAATATGGATACAGAAATGACAAGAGAGGACCATGTTCACAGAATTTTGGCAATGTCATCAGAAATTGAATTATCAAAAATAGAAACAGGCCATTGTTTTAATAGTCCAAATTTAAGCTCCAAAATGGACAACGCTATAAAAGACCTAAAAGAGTCCAGACTGTATCATAAAAGTATAGCTGGAAAATCCTTTGAGGAACAATTAGCAATTATGCGTAGATGGATAGTCAAAGAGGTCGGACTCAATGATGATGGAACAGCAAAAGACTGTGTAGTATTTTATGACTATTTGAAACTAATGGATAGTGCTGGTATATCTCAAGACATGAAAGAATATCAAGTTTTGGGATTCATGATGACGGAGTTACATAATTTTGCCATCAAATATAAAATTCCTATCATGGCATTTGTTCAGTTGAATAGAGATGGAATAACAAAAGAAAGCACCGACACAGCCAGCGGTTCGGATAGAATCATATGGTTGTGTAGCAATTTTACAATTTTCAAAAGGAAAAGCGACGAAGAGATTGCGGAAGACGGAACGGATGCAGGCAATAGAAAGCTAGTGCCATTAATCAGTCGCCATGGAGGAGGATTAGATGACAATAATTATATTAACTGTCATATGAAGGGCTGGTGTGCAAAAATAACAGAGGGACAGACCAGATTAGAATTATTAAGTGGAAACAAAAAGAAAACTGACGGATTTATAGTAAATGATCAAGCAAACAATGAAGAAGAAGAAATACCTTTCGTATAATCAGTATCAACTTAAACATTTATCAGATGTTATCTGTGATGACATCGAAAGTTTATTACAGGCACTGAATTTGGACAACTATAAGATCTTCGATAAGATGATCACTATGAGCTGTCCTATACATGGAGGAGATAATGATTCTGCCTTAAACTTATATTATAAGGGAGATTCATACAGAGGAAACTGGAAATGCAGAACGCATGGATGTGAAGAGATTTTTAAATCATCAATAATAGGATTCATAAGAGGATGCCTATCAAATCATAATGGATGGACAAAACCCGATGATCCAATGGTGTCATTTAATGATGCTTTAAAATTTGCTATAGATTTTTCTAAACAAGATATATCTAAAATAAAGCTGTCGAAAAAAGTCAAAGAAAAACATAATTTTGTCAACGCAATACAGAATATATCGTCTGAAAAAACTATACAATATCCTATGGTTCCTAGGCAGTTGGTGAGACAATCTTTAGATATACCTTCTGCATATTTTTCTTCTCGTGGGTTTTCTAAAGAAATATTAACAAAGTATGATATTGGAGAATGTAGAGGATTAGGAAAAGAAATGTCTGGCAGATCTGTAGTTCCAATTTATGATAATGATATGAAAGGAATGATAGGCTGTTCAGGACGCTCTATTTTTGATAAATGTGATAAATGTTCTTGCTATCATGATAAAGAGAAGGTATGTCCAACGGACAAGGATAAGTGGCTATTTTCTAAATGGAAACATAGTAAAAATTTTAAAACCCAAGAATGCTTATATAACTTCTGGTTTGCAAAAGATCATATCCTAAAAACTAAAACAGTTATTGTTGTTGAGAGTCCAGGAAATGTGTGGAGACTAGAAGAGGCTGGTATTCATAATAGTGTAGCAATACTAGGGTCTTCTTTGAGTAGTAAGCAAAAGATGCTGTTGGATATATCTGGCGCTATGAATTTAATAACTATAATGGACAACGATGAGGCTGGACAAAAAGGGGCAAAAAACATTTATGAAAAATGCCATAGAACATATAATATCAAAAATATAAATATTTCAGCACCAGATATTGCTGATATGACAATAAATCAAATCAATGAAGAAATTTCTCCACATATAACAGGATATATTATATGAAAATAATAGGTGTGTCTGGAAGAAAACAATCTGGTAAAAGTACATTTGGTAATTTTATATTATCTATATTTTTAGCACAATTAGACTATGCAAAATCTATCTATATCGACACAGATAGTGGCGAATTACTAGTATCTGATTTATTAAATGATGATAGATTCAAGGGTATATTTAATCCCAAGGTCTACAAAGAAAACTTTAATGATCCAAAAATCAATCAAGCCCTAGAAAGACTTAATAAGAAAATAAAAATTTATAATTTTGCAGATATATTAAAAACAGATATTTGTATCAATATGCTAGGTTTGTCATATGACCAGTGTTATGGTGATGACGATGCAAAAAATTCACTAACAGATATTCAATGGAAAAATATGCCTGGTTATAATGCTGAAATTCATACAGAAGGGTACGACCCTAGCGGATTTATGACAGCGAGACAAGTTATGCAATTTATTGGAACAGATATGTTTAGAAAAATAAGAAAAGACGTATGGGTTCGTGGAACAATAAACAAGATTTTATCTGAACAGCCGGAAGTTGCTGTAATTACAGATTGTAGGTTTCCTAATGAAGTCGAATCAATCCAAGAGATAGGAGGATCTGTTATTAGGTTAACTCGAAACCCATTTAATTCTGACCATAGTAGCGAATCTATTTTGGATAAAGATAAATATGACTGGTCAAATTTTGACCATATCATAGAAAATGACAACCTAAATATCACAGACTATTTTGAACAATCAAAATATATTCTTTCACAAATTATAGATGGCAACAAATGATAATTACATATTTTAGAAGTAGTTCATTTAATGCACATAATATGTGCGAACAACAATATTTTTTGGAATATGTATTAGGTTGGAGAGGACCATCAGGCCAAAAAGCAGACAAAGGAACAATAGTACATAAGGTATTAGAAATTTTAGCATGTATTAAAAAAGGAACTCAGGATAATTTATTATCTATTAATGATGATATTTTGGGCGAAATTGATATAATAACATATGACTTAAACACTATCATTAATCAGGTTTATGAGTACTACTCCACTCACGCACCACACCATAAATGGTCCAATAAAGATCTTAAAGATTGTACAGAATGGGTTTATAAGGCCATTAATTTTAATAATGGAATGTTTGATCCAAGAAATAGGAATATACTTCAGCCAGAGCAGCACTTTGACTTTGAAATTCGCAAGCCTTGGTCAAAGTATTCTTACGATATAGACGGCCAGAAAGTGTCAGGACACCTTGCTTTAAAAGGCACCATTGATCTTATTACCAAAGTAAACGACAACACTATAGAGGTGGTGGATTGGAAAACTGGCAAAAGATTGGATTGGGCAACTGGACAAGAAAAGACTCTGGAAAAACTGGAAAAAGACCCTCAATTAAAAATATACCATTATGCTATAAAACAATTATATCCTCATATTGAAAATGTTATTTTTTCTATTTATTTTATCAATGATGGAGGGCCATTCTCCATATGCTTCCATGACTATGATCTTGCTTCAACAGAAGATATGTTGAGAGAAAAATTTGACCATATAAAATCTACAAGAAAACCCAAACTTAATAAAAGTTGGATGTGTAATAAATTATGTTTTTTTGGTAAAACCACTTTTGAAGGAACCAATGTGGACCCAATAACGGAATATAGAGACGGTCAAGTGTGTAAAAAAGATCAAACCATGAGCAAATGCGAACAAGTTAAACACGATCTTGACTTATACGGAATCAATGGTATAATGCCACTGTATAAGCATCCCAACCATACATTTGGTCATTACAAAGCTCCAGGTAGTATGTGAAACTTTTTAATAGGAGAAAATATAGATGGGCGTGAATAAAGGATATGTTCCTTTACACGTCCATTCTTAGAGAATCACATTATTCTCTATTGGATGGACTAAGTAAACCTTATCAGATTGCAAACAGGTGCTCATCAATTGGTGCCTCAAGTTGTGCTATCACAGACCATGGATCTATTTCTGGTTGTGTACAATTTTATCAAGCTATGAGGGCTAAGAATATTAAACCCATATTGGGTTGTGAGATCTATGTAAGTAAACAAGATTCTACAATCAAAGATAAATCAAATAATGAATTAAGTCATTTTTTATTATTAGCTAAAAATCTTAATGGATGGAAAACATTAATCAATATAATATCAGAAACTAATAAGTCTGATAATTTTTATCATAAACCTCGTATAAGTTTTAATAAATTAGCAGATTTTTTAGACGGAAACATAATAGGATTTTGCGGGCATCTTGGATCATTTTTGTCTGACATCGTAGAATCTAATAAAGACAGCTATCTTACAGAGGCATTATCATATATAGATTATATGAAAGAGATCTTTGGTACAGATAACTTCTTTTTGGAAGCACAATTAATAGATCAAGAGTTTAATCTGAGTCAAGTCGAAATGACACAAGTGATGCGTGAATTATCACAAAAAACCAAGACCAAAATTATTGCAACGCCAGATGCTCATTATTGTGAAAAACAAGATGCAATTGATCAGAGAATTCTATTATGTAATAATTTAAAAACCACTTTAATAGACATTAATAAAAAAATGTTGGGTAATGATAAAATACCTATGGAATGTTTTTTTAAATCAGATAATTACCATATTCCTAATATGGAAGAAATGCAAAGTATTCACACCGAAGAAGAATTAGAAAATACATTCTATATAGATTCTTTATGTGAGGATTATTCGATCCTGCAAAAACCCCTATTGCCTAAATTTAATTGTCCTAATAACATAGACGACGATGAGTATTTAAGGGCATTATGCAGAAAAGGCTGGCTTGAAAAAATAGCAAATAATATTCCAAAAGAGGATCATGAGAAATATACAGATCGCATAAAGTATGAATTGAAAATATTACAAAAGGCCGGATTAAGCAGCTATTTTTTGATCGTACAAGATATTGTATCTTATGTTAGGTCCAATGAGTGGCTCGCTGGGCCAGGAAGAGGAAGTGCAGCAGGATGTCTGGTTTCATATCTAATAGGTATAACAGAAATCGATCCCATAAAATATAAACTACTCTTTGAAAGATTTTATAACGAAGGACGAAATACCGCTGATCATATATCTATGCCAGATATTGATGTTGATGTTCCCATTAATAAAAGAGAGAATATTATAGAGTATATAAAACAAAAATATGGTACAGACAAAGTTGCTCAAATGATCACTTTTAACACAATGAAAGGACGAGGAGCATTAAAAGAAGTATTGAGGGTTTATGGAAATATTACATTTGAAGAAATGAATAAAATTACCAAATTTATACCCGACGAAGCAAAAATAGCAGACGAACTTCAAGAAATGAAAGAAGATACTGGAGAAGCGTCTATTATACGATGGGCATTAGAAAATAATATTGACAAACTCAAGGAATGGTGCTATATATCTAATGACGGAACTCTCATGGGTCCGTTAGCCAAACGCTTTGAACAGGCCATACGCTTGGAAGGAACCAAATCCAATCAGTCAAAACATGCGGCTGGTGTAGTTATTAGTAGTGAGAAATTGGATCAGGTATGTCCCATGATTTATGATTCAAAAAATCAACAATCAATAGCGGGTATGGAAATGCAAGATTTAGAAAGCTTAGGTTTAATAAAATTCGATATACTTGGAGTTGCAATGTTAGATAAGATTATGACAGTTTCAAATATTCTAGCAAAAGGAGAATAAAAATGGAGAAACAATTCGCAGAAGTTGCTACTGGAGAGACATTTAAAGTAAACGATACAGAGTATGTTAAAACTGATGACGTAAGAATCAGTTGCTGTAAGAGCGTCAATTGCTATGCAGTAAGTGATGCATCACAAAAAGCATATTTTGCCCCAACAACAGTGGTAAGTGTGAATGGCTAATACTCAAAAAATTTGTGTGTTTGATTTTGAAACAGATGGCATAGATGCAGATTCCTGCAGTCCTGTTCAAATAGCGGCTATAGTTATAGACCCTGTGCATTTGGAGGTTGTTCCAGATTCTGAGTTCAATATTACTTTAAGGCCAGAGATTTTAGACGCTCAGCCCACTTATTCCTATGGAGACTCTGATGTTCTAGACTTTCATGCTAAGGTCAAAGGTTCGTCAAAAGACGATATTTTAAAATCATGGAAAGAATATCAAAAACAAGAGCATGGTTGGTCCGCTTTTGTTTCGTATCTTGAGATGTATCATTCTAGATCTCATGGCGGTAAAAAATCTTGCTTTACTGCACCGATTGCCGCTGGCTATAATATAAATAGATTTGATCTAAGAATAATAGAAAGATTAAGTAAAAAATATAACAATCTTAATAAAGAAGGCAGATCATCTTTATTTTATCCTAGAGATGTTATAGATTTAATGAACGTGGTATTTTATTGGTTCGAAGGCAATAATGAACTTAAAAATTACACATTGGATAATCTAAGAGATTATTTGGGCATATCAAAAGATGGCGCTCATGATGCACTCAAAGACGTAAAAGATACAGCAGATATATTAATTCGTTTTTTAAAGCTGCATCGCGGTATGTCAGAAAAAGTAAAATTCAAAGGATCTTTTATAAAAGTATAATATGTCAGAATTTTTTGCGTTTGATTGCGGGTGTAAATTTCCAGTTATTGGTAAGCATAATAACATACCTCAAATTGAATTTTCTCCTAAAATATCAAATATAAACTTGGAATGCCAAAAAACTTGGGAACTAATCTCTGAAGGAAACACAAAAGGTTGTTTCCAATTAGAATCCAGATTAGGCCAGACTATGGCCAGAAAACTTAAGCCACAAAATATTCATCAATTATCTGGGCTAATTAGCATATTACGTCCGGGGTGTTTGGAGGCGATGAGAGATGGCAAGAGTGTGTCTAATCATTATATTGATAAAAAGAATGGACTAGAGTCCATCGACTATTTCCATTCTGCATTAGAGCCTATTTTGAAAGATACATATTCAGAAATGATATATCAAGAACAGGCAATGTCTATTGCTAAAGAATTGGCTGGATTCAATCTGAAAGAGGCAGACGACTTAAGAAAAGCTATTGGTAAAAAACAAGCCGATAAAATGGCAAAAGTTAAAAAGAAATTTATTATTGGAGCTAAAAAAACAGGACTGATTAATGATTTGGAAGCAGAGCAAATTTTTGAATGGATAGAAAAAAGTCAAAGATATTTGTTCAACGCTAGTCATTCAATAAGCTATGCGATGAACGCCTACTTATCTGCCTATGCAAAAGCTCATTTTCCAAGAGTATTTTTTGCATCCTATCTTAGATTTGCAAAAGACAAGATTGATCCTCAGCAAGAGATTAAAGAATTAGTCAAAAATGCTATAGAAATGGAAATAGATATCAGGATTCCTGATTTCAGGAATCTTAATGAGCTATCTATACTAAAGAATAAAATAATTTATTTCGGTCTAACAGACATTAAAGGTGTCGGTCAATCTGTTTATAAAAAAATATTAAATCTAGTATCAGAATATAATGTAGAAGAATTGAGTTGGACTCAAATATTAAATATAGTATTATTGAATATAAATTCTATAGCAGCCAAAAATCTTATCAGCGTTGGTGCATTTGATTATTTTAAGAAAAATAGATCAGAACTTCTGTTTGAATATGATATCTGTAGTAAATTAACTAAAAAAGAACTAGAAACTTTTGCAGTATTATCTAATACTAAAAAAAATAATTCTGTCTCAGAGATACTAGTAGACATATTACAGAATCATAAATTAATAAAAACCAGAAAAGACTCTATAAACAGTTTAGTAAGTTTAATTAATAAGCCACCGTATTCATTAATAGATAAGATAGAATGGTTATCTGATTCTGAAAATGATTTATTGGGTACTAGTATTAGTTGTTCTAAATTAGATATGTATGATGTCAGTAATGCTAATTGTAATTGTAAAAATTTTAAAACATCATTAGGTCAAAATATAATTATTGTTGGAGAAATATCTTATATTAATGTGACCAAAACTAAGAATGGTAAAAACCCAGGATTAGAGATGGCATTTGTAACCATTGAGGATCAATTTGGAACATTAGATTCTATAATATTTTTTCCAGAGATATATTCAAAATATAAATCGGTCTTGTTTACTGGAAACATTCTGGTATTTACTGGATCCAGAAGCAAAACAAAAGACGGTCTTGTAGTAGATAAATGTTTTTTCCCGGCCACTTGACACGCACCAAGGGTCGGCTATAATAATCTGGTTGCGTTTGAATAGTTACTTCCATAAGGAGTTTTGATAATGAATATAACATTGCTAAAAGGTAATCTTGCGAGGGATCCAGAATTAAGAGTGGTTAATACTAGTGGAAAGCAAACGTCAGTAGTTAATTTTACTATTGCCGTATCCAGAGAGTATACCAAAGCTAATGGAGAAAAGGATAAGATTACATCTTTTATTAATTGCGAAGCTTGGGATAGCGGTGCAGAAACTATCTCGGAGTCCTTAAAGAAGGGCGATCTGGTAATGGTAGAAGGATCATTAAGAAATGATTCTTGGGAAAAGGATGGAGTTAAGCATAGTAGTCTAAAGGTAAGAGTTAATAATTTTTCTAAGATTACTAAACTATCTAAAGGATCGAATGGCGGCAAGGGACAGGACGCCTCAAAAGAGGCAGTTGCATTTTAATAACAACTGAATAGTTATCATTATTCATAGAATGGGGGTGGAAACACCCCCTATTTTATACTATGACAGAAAAACCCAAACTTAAAATTTTAATGTGCTCTGAGGCTAGTTTTATCAACTCCGGATTCGGAGTTTATACAAAAGAACTACTATCTAGGTTGCATAAAACTGGTAAATATGAGATAGCAGAATTTGCTTCTTATGGTTTTGTAAATGATCCAAGAGACAAGGGCATAGATTGGATCTACTATGCTAATGCCGTTAAAGAAGAAGATCCAAGATCTAAAGAATATTCTTCTCGTGGAGACAACCAATTTGGAAGATGGCGTTTTGAAAAAGTTTTATTAGATTTCAAACCAGATATAGTATTTGATATTAGAGACTATTGGATGACGGCATTTGAAAGAACCTCTCCTCTACGACATTTATATCATTGGATTTTAATGCCAACAGTTGATTCTTCTCCTCAACAAGAAGAATGGATAGATACATTTTTAGATGCAAATGCAATATTTACTTATTCTGATTGGGGTGCAGAAGTTCTAAAAAACCAATCTTCAGGAAAGATAAATTATATTGACACCGCATCTCCTGGTGTTGATTGTGATATTTTTAAGCCCAAAAACAGAAAACAAATCAGAGAAAAATTTGGTTTAGATGAAGATGCTATTATTATAGGATCTGTGATGAGAAACCAAAAAAGGAAACTATTTCCAGAATTATTTTCTGCTTTCCGCACAGTGCTTGATAAATTAGAATCTTCCAATAATCATGAACTGGCCAAAAAACTATTTTTATATGTGCATACCAGCTATCCTGATATGGGATGGGATATACCAGAAATACTAAAACAAAATAAAATCACCAATAAAGTATTATTCTCGTATGTATGTAAGCATTGTGGTTCGGTAGGATGTTCAAAATTCCAAGGACCAATTAAAGTATGTCCAAAGTGCTTAAATAAAGCAGCAGCTCCACCCACCGTAACATTTGGGTATTCTCCAAATGATTTGGCTGATGTTTATAATTTATTCGACTTGTACATACAGTATGCAATTTGTGAAGGATTTGGAATGCCACAAGTTGAAGCTGGAGCATGTGGTGTTCCAATAGCAACTGTTAATTATAGTGCTATGGTAGATGTTGTTAATAAACTAGAAGCATATCCTATAAAAATTAAGACAGAATTTAAAGAACTAGAAACAAAAGCTATTAGAGTATATCCAGATAATGAAGATTTAGCGAATTATATTTTAGAGTTTATTAATTTGCCAGAACCAATTAGAAATCAGAAAAGACAAAGAACTAGTTCACTCACACATGAACAATATAACTGGGATCTTGTGGCAAAAAAATGGGAAAGATATTTCGATGCACTGGACACTTCTGGATATAGAGCAAAATGGGATACTGTTCTAAATACAATGGAAAAAACGATAACCAATAATAATGATCCGCAATATAATTTTGATAATATCTTAACCATACTAAATAATAGTTTAAAAAATCCATCAATGATTGGCCAACAGAAGATACTAGAGCTATTAAATTATGCAGATTATGGATTTGTTCAAAATGGACCAACAAATATTCAACCATATTCAGTTTCTAATTTATATGATTATATTAATACTCACATAAATAATCATAATCAATCACAAATTGCTATACAGAATCAAATCAAGTTTGATGAAGATTTTATCTCTTACGCTCATCTAAAACACAACACATGAATATATTATACATAGGACCGTATCACCAAAAAACAATTTTAGGTTCAACATCTCAGGCTATTTTAATAAATTTGCTTGCTAATAAAAAACATAATATATCCTGTAAGCCTCTCAGTATAGAGATAAACGTTGGGGGAAGAAATCAAAATATACATCCAGACATAGTAAAGGCAGAAGAAAACAGTTTTGATACATACGACACTGTGGTACAACACGCTCCTATATCTTCTGCGATTCCAATAGGTGGGGTAAAAAGTAATATATTATTACCGATAATATCAACTCATGATACTACTCTTGATATAGATTCTTTATCGCAATTTACTAAAATATTAGTTGATAACACAGTCGATTATCAAAAGCTGAGTTCTTATAAACAATTAAAAAATAAGATACATGTATTCAATTATCATTTTGATTTAGCTATAGACAACAATACATTTCTTAATCTTGGAAATATTAATTTCAGTAAAAAATTATATTATATTGGTAATTTTAATAATAACCAAGACAATATTTTAAATATCTGTAAAAGTTTTATTTCTAATGTTTCTCATGAAAATGTGGTGTTGTTAATATTTTTAATATATTTACAAAATGACCAGAAAGAGCAACTTGAACAATACATCAAAAATATTTATAAAACATCAAACAAAATATCATACTTAAATAAGATTCATGTAATGGGAATAGATGCAGAGATCAAGACGCTGGGACTCATACATAATACCTGTGATATATTAATTAATGCCGAAGATATGCACAGCAATAGTTTTAACAAAAAATTAAATGAATCATATAATAAGAAAATTTTAGATTTTGGTATTGATGACTACTCTTTTACATATGAAAGAAATGGGAAATTTTCACCAACAGGGTTCAATGTTATCTCGGAAAACAGTATTTCTACAAAAATTGGACAGTATCTAAAAAATAGCTCTACTTCGAATAAAGTAACACATTCTAAAAAAACTAATATAAATGAATTATTATGACACTCCAACAAGCAATACTTAATTCTGTCTATGGTTCTATTTCAAAAACCATAAACATATTGTACGAACCAACAAATAATTTATTTGATAGTCTGCTTATCAATATACCAGCTAATTTTTATTATCTTAATAAAATAGAAAATTACTATTATGATATGGTTCTTTATCATAACACAATGAATCAACAATTACAAAAAAGAATAACAGAAGAACAGCTAAAGAGTTTATTGTTCATACACAATAGTCCTCCTCCTTCTTTCAAAAAAGAAGATCTATTTATTTTCAAAGAACAAATTAGTAATATTAATAAGATAGTTTTTTCAGAACACATTGCCAAACTGTGGGGGTTTGAGGAGGGCGATTGTCATATTATGAATTATGGTATTCCTGAGATACAAATACCAGATGACAAAACTATACCAGTTTTGGTTCTAAATTTAGACAATAATCCTCAAATCGATAATCTTTATCGCCATATACAATCTCATATACCAAACTCATTAATCATAAAAGCCGTAGACAACACAAACGATTGGAATTCTGTGATTCAACATATTCTCCGATCTAAAA